AGATACTTTTTAATGATCTTTGCCTTAGCGCCTTTGTCAGAAAGTATCTCTCTTATAACATCAATGTATTTCTTTTCTTCTACAATTTTATTTAGTTCTAGTTTTGTTTCTTCTAATTGTTTCTTTAATTCTTCTAACTGATTACCAACATCTTTACTATCTTCTTCTTTGCCTTCTAGTAATAATATTTCATTGTGTAAACTATCACTAAACTTTTTGATTTCATCTATTGAAGTGTTGAGTTTTGACATTTCAATATTAATATCGTACATCTTATTTGATATTTTATTCAAATCAATAATCTTATTTTCTACTTTTGATAGTTCTTTTACTAAATCTTTCATACCATCATTTAAGGTTACAAGTTTACCTTTTTCATAAGCAATCTTTTCACCTCTAAAATCAGCTTGTATCTTTTGTGTACAAGTAGGACAATTATCATTTTCTTCAAAAAATTTTAAGTTCTTTTCGTGTGTATGTAAGTTCTGTTCTATCTTTGTTTCTAGTTTTTCTAGTTGTTTTCTTTTATTTTCAAACTTATCCTTTTCTTTTATATCTTCTTCAAGTTGTTTATATTCCCCATCTAGCTTTTGTATCTTTCTTAAATATTGTTCTTTAGCGTCATTATTCTGTTGTAATTTACTTTTCTTAATATCAATATCACCAATACTTCTATTTTTTAGTTCTTCAAAATGTCTTGTTTCTAGTTCATACTTTGATTCAATTAAATCACATTGATGTCTAGCATCAACTATTTTTTTACCTAAATCAGTTTGTTGATTTCTAGTTAATATATCCATATGAGTTAAAACTCTTATGTCTAATATTTCTTCGACTACCTCTCGTCTATGTCTAGGTCGCATTTGCATAAATGGTTGATATGATGATGAACCTAAAACAGCGATCTGTTTGAATGCTCTATAATTTAATCTTAATATTTGATCTTCTAATACATTTTGATAATCAACACTTGAAGCTTCTTGGTTTTGTAAAACGCCATCACAATAGATTTCAAAGATATTTGGTTTAATACCTCTTATTATCTTATACATTTTAGTTCCAACTTGAAACTCTATCTCAACCAAAGTATCGCCTGTGTTAATTGTATTAACAATTTGTTCTTTTTTGATTTGTCTAAATGGTCTATTAAATAATGAAAAACATAAAGCGTCTAACATAGTTGATTTACCAGAGCCATTGGCGCCAATCATTAATGTTAATTGTGACTTTCTTAAATCTATCTCAACTGGTGTGTTACCTGTTGATAGAAAGTTTTTCCATTTAATTTTCTTAAAAATAATCACGTGGTAATTTATCCCAATTCATAACTCTTAAATTTCCTGACACACTTATTCTAGTTACTTTAGACTTAAATGGACAGACCCAATGTTGTAACAAAGCAGGAAACATAAACATATCTCCTGTTTGTGGTTTGATTGCTGTACCTGTTGTTGCCCAACGAGGTCGTGCTTGTTGTGTATATTCGAACATTAAAGAACCAGGTTTAGCAGAAGTTCCTTCGTAATCGTTTTGTTCTTTTGTAAGTTGTTTAGGTACATCAACAAATATAACAAATGAATAATCAGCGCCGTGTGTATGTACAGGATTAAAGTCACCTGCTTCCATAAAGTTTACCCATAAATCATCTGCTCTTAAATCTACATTTAATTCTTCAATACCGTGAAACTTACAATGACCATTTCTATAAGCTTGTATGATAGGGTGTATCTCATTATAAAACCACTCTTGTACATTTTGAGGATATAAAAATTGATTATCTAAATGACCTGCTAAAGCGTGATTGTAAGATTGTTTTGCTTTCTTACCTTCCGTTTTTAACTTCTTAATAATATAATCAGGTACTTTTGTTTTCATAACATAAGGACCCCAATTCATATGGGTTGATTTTACATTTTCAATCTTACTCATTTTTCAATTGCTTCAGTAAAAAGTTCTTTTACAACTTTTTTTAATTTAAGTCTATCTAAATCAGTATCTATTTGATCTACATAATTACCTAAAAATGTTAATGTATCTTCACCTTGTTCTAATATATTTTCTTTTACAGATGCTGTTATATCTGTATTTAAGTCTTCTATAATATTTACTTCGTGTGTGTTAACTGTATTATGTAATTTATCAATTAACTTATTAAACATTTCTTCGTTTGTTTTATTTGTAACAAACACTTTTACAAAGGTATTTTCAAATTGTGATAAATCTTTGTTTGTATAATCATTTTCTTTATCATTATAAACTAACTTCTTAAATATTCTAATTGGGTTGGGTACCCTTGTTAGTTCTCTTGTTTCTGTATCAAAGATATGAAAACCTTTTGGACACTTATAATCTGACCAGGTAATTTCATATTGAGTTCCACAATAATGTATTTGACCATCATCTGATTTTTTGTGAAAGTGACCTGACATAACTTTTTCAAATCTCTTAAATAGCGATTTATCTAAACCTTGCATATTCATAACACCGTTATGCATTTCAAATCCTTTAATCTCTAAATGTCCCATAGCAATTTGTGCATTAGTTGTTTCTATTTCTTTTATAGAGTGATCGTAATTCTCATCGCAAATCCAAGGTATAAAAAGAATATCTAATCCACCAAGATTAACTGTTTGAGCTTTATCATAAATCCAAGGTTCGTGTTTACCATCATAGGTTGTACACAGTTCTGTAATTGCATTTACTTCATTTGTATTTTTATAGTAAGTATCGTGGTTACCTAATATGATATGAGTATCAATTTGTTCTTCCCATAACCTTTTCATAAACTTTTGTCTAAAGGTGTGTGCTGTTTTGAAATTAATAAACTTTCTTCTATCAACTACATCACCTAAATGAACAAGTGTTTTGATATTATGTTCTTCCAAATAAGGAAAAAATATCTCATTATAGAAACGCATAAAGTAATCCAAAAATGCTGGACTATCGTTTCTCGCACCGAAATGCGTATCGTTTAACAAAGCAATTTTCATAATTAATTAAAAAAGTTTAGAGTGGCTTTACTAGTTTTCTTTTTTTTCTTTTTTACTTTAGTAACTTTTTTTACTGGTTCTTCCATTTTCACATTTTTTTGTAAAAATTCTCTAAACTGATTTTTAAATTCGCTATCATCACCTGGTTGAAGTGCTACATCATCATAGTTATTATCCATAATTAACTTATGTTTGATTGTAGTTTGTTTCTTTTCTTTTTGTATTCTTCTTACAAATGCGTAATAGATAATTTGTGTAAAGTAAGCAAAAGGGTTACTTGATTTCGCTGGGTTGAAGTTGTCCAAATATTGTAAACAGTTTTCAATACCATCACTAATCATATCATCTCTAAAAGTATAATTGATAAAATTAGGTCTATAAGATAAGTGATTTGCAATCTTTAAAAAACAACTACCAATGTAATCAGTCACTGGTGGCTTTTCTCGTTTTTCTTTCTTCGCTTTATTTACTTCTTTTTTGTAGGCTTTCATTGCCTCTAAAAAATCTTTGTTATTTACGTAATGTTCTTTTCTTGCTGCCATAATTATAATATACTACATTCCTTTCATAAAGTCAATGTTTTGAGCAAATTAATCCTTAATTAATTCTACTTCTACAGCCTCTGCTTTACCATAGTCTTCATAGTTTTTATTATAGTGTTTCCAAATACGATTTTCTAGTTGTTTGAGAGTTCCTTTAAAAGGATAGACGTTTTGACAATATTTTTTAGGATTGTCACTATTATAGGTTGCTGTTATTATCCATTCACTTTTTTTCATATCTTTTCAAATCAACATTGACTTTTACAAAAATCTGTATATAATGAAGCGTGTAGAGCGTTGATAGAGGATACTATAAGTTAGTGTAGAGTCTTTTTATAAGTACCGTCAAACTCCTCATCTTCATACTCGTCAAATATCTCGTTTATTTCTTTATTAACATTATCATTTAATCTTTCTTTTTGATACTTTGTATTATCAAGCGATTTAAGATTTTCTTTATCATAATCTTTTACAATATGGTGGTAGCTCTTTGTCATTGAGTCGGTGGCATTTGTGATTGTCATTATTTTATCTTTTGCGATAGTTACAATCTGATCTTTAGAATAACCAGTCCACTTAATTAAAGCCACATAATCCTTTATACCTTGTGGAGTAAGTTGTGGAACATATTTTACTTGTAGTGGTTTTGATACTCTTAACAAAGGTGATTTCTCTGTTAATTGTTCTTTAGGCAAAATACAAACTATGTCATCACCATTGACTAGTTTAATTATCTTTATAATATCAACTTCTTGTTTTGTCATTGGCTAACTCCACGTTATGGATTTCGTAATTAAAATCTTCTTCATTGTATATATTTATTCTTTCTTTAAAGTGTTGAAGTGTATAGTTTTGTTTATCGTTGTATGATATATCATCAGCAATATCATATAAAGTTGCAGATGAATTATTGTCTTTTAACCTAAGGCCACGACCAATAGATTGTAAATTTCTAATACGAGATTTAGAAGGGCTTGCGAAAA